TAGCATTAAAACCGACAATGTAATGTTTGATTTTTCCGATATTGATGAACTAAAAGATGTCGAGAAGGGTTATGTAGTAGATAAACTGGTTGCTTATGTCAAAGAGAACAAAGCGACCCTGCCGTTTAAGTATTACAAATCCAGTTGGTACATTAAACGAGATAATGGACTATGGGAACGAGATGAACCTGACAACAACAAGAGCTGTAATCCTACAGGCGACTTGTATAGACATAGCACCATTGTTAAGTCGTTGCTTTTCATCTTCCAAAACCGATTCATTAAATACTTTGACGATAAGCTAGGCGCTTCATGGCGTAATTATGGCGAGACTGAGTTTACCCGCCTTGTAAGTGAATGCTTTTCTCGTGAGGTATATCGTAATAGCGAACTGTTGCGCCCTATTGCGGTATGTCTTGATTAATAAACTTTAGAAAAACAATTTAACTTTAAAACAGTTTAAAACTTTTTTCTTCAGTAAGTATATAAATGCCAAAAGTATCCAACAAGATTGATTATTCAAAGATGCCAATCTCGTTTTACATGTTCGTATGTGATGATGAAACAGTAACAGATTCTTATGTAGGGCATACAGGCAACTTCCGCCAGCGCAAATGTGTACATAAAAATAAGTGTAATAATCCTAATGGTGCGCTTTACAACTCAAAGATTTACCGAACAATTCGCGAGAATGGTGGGTGGGATTGCTGGAATATGGTTGAGATTAAATGTCAATTGTGTTTGTCTAGTCGAGATGCTGCTCGTATTGAACAAGAGCTAATTACTGAACTAAAATCGACAATGAACTCGGCCCGAGCATATATAGATCCCAGTATGCGCAAAGAAGTGCATAATATCCGCAATGCTAATTACCGAGCATCTCATAAAGCAGATGCTGCTCTTTACCGAGCATCTCATAAAGCAGAGGCTGCCGCTTATCGAGCATCTCATAAAGCACAGGCTGCCGCTTATCGAGCAAAGTACCGCCAACAAAAAGCGGCAGCACTTCTCACTACTAGTCCTGAACAATAAGTCCCAAATTATTGCAGTCTAATATGCGGACAATCTGACAAATAATAAGATTCGGCTTCAATACTCAAACCAGCCCATGTTGCGATAACGGTCGACAATGTTTTCCCATTAATAGGCCCACCAACAAATACGCCAGATGTACCACATTCGGCAACCCATTCATTCTTAATCCAGCATTTAGAATACTTATTAAGCATGGTTTTAAACCATTCCAGGTCTGCGCGCCAAGGACTCCACAACTTCAATTTAATACCTTTTGGACCTTTGAACACGATTTCTAGACAATCCTCGGGGATTTTTTGAGATAAAATCTCATTATCAAATAGCTCTTGTAGTTGGACTGAGTCGTCGCTAATAAATGTGTAATTGTTCCAGCAATATCGTTCGGCATTATATATATATATATCAGAATATATTTTTAAATAACAATTATTACATAAGTAATTGTCATTTAATAAACCTTGCGCTTGCGCTTCTCAATTGGAAACTTTCCGTTGACGGCATTCTGATGCCTAATGCTTCTAATGTGATTAGACCCAACCTTAATATTTTGATTTGAATACGAGACGCCACATATAGCGCATGTTGTGTGACCCCATCGCCGACCATTGCGGGCAATAGCATACGCAGTAACTCCTTGAATACCACAACCCATCAAGTTGCGATCCATTAGCACGCCGTTAATTATTGCATAGGTATGGGGTTTTTCCCAATTAAAGTTGTCAATATCAATATCTTTAACGTCCATTAAGTCAAATATGAGGCACGGATTTAAATCTATTTCATCTCTAATCCAAAAACAAGCGTTGCCTTTTTATTAATGACTTTTGAAACAAATGAGGTCTTATCAAACTTGGTCTTTGGAACAACTCTAACCCTAAATGAGTCTCCAGTCTCTCTAGCGAATGTTTTTTGTTTCTCATGGTTGAACTTTCTAACTGCGTAATCATAAGCATCTTGTTTTGTTTTAAAGTATGGTTTTTTGAGAATAATAGCATGTAGGACTAATGACATATACTATACAATTATATTAAATAATCTCTCTTGGTAATAATAATGGCCTCCATGACAACAAGAAAGAAACAAGAGTTTCATAATGACGACCAATACAACACGACTCCTGAAATATGGGAAATGATTAGTCATCTCATTCCAAAAGATAAAATACTTTTTGAGGCATTCCTTAAAGACAATTGGAGCAGTAAATCTGCTATTATTTTGAGAGATATGGGGTTTAATGTTGTCGGCAATCCAACGATTGATTTCTTCAACGAACTGCCTGAATATGACATTATCGTAAGCAACCCTCCATATAGTATGAAAAAAAAGATATTCCAGCGTCTTGCCGTCATAGATAAACCATTCATTCTCATTCTACCTATTTCTACTATTACTAAACAATTTGTTAAAGTTCTTGAGAGAGATAAGGTACAATGATTATCCCTAGTAAGCGAATGCAGTTTGAAAAAGCAGGAGTTGAACTATCTCGTTGTTGGTTCGATACTTGTTTCTTATGTTATAAGATGAACCTTGAGAGAGATATTACTTTTATCTAAACCCTATATATAATGCCGACCGATAAGCAACTCGCAAAGCTCTCTAAATTACACTATCGCCTTACATCTACAGACCAAGCAGTAAAAGATAAAGCCATTAAAAAGACCTCCAGTTTAGGCTACGAACCGGTCTCAATTAAAAGAGGAATCACACACTATCGTTCAAAAGACCCTGCGGATTTGCACTCAGTAATCTCTCTTAAGGGTACTACTATACCTAATAAAAAAGACATTGTATCTGACCTTAAACTAGCATTTGGTATGGAAGCATCAGACCGCCAGTTTCAAAATAGAACCAAACAGATTAAGCAACTATATAGCAAGACCCCCGAAGATAAGTATTTGATAGGGCATAGCCTAGGAGCTTCGCAGATCACGCATGCTTTAGCGACATCGCCAAGTATTCTAGAAAACACCAAGCGAGCGGCAGCCTTCGCCACTGGGTACACATCGATGTTTCACAATTCCATCGTCAAGGATAAAGCAACAACTAAATCTATTAATAAGAAACTTACCCATTATCATGCGAAGGGCGACCCCATCAGTTCATCTCTAACCAACGCTGCCGTAGGTCGTGTGAAAGTAATTGAACCGAAACTTAATGATCCGCATACAATCAACAATTTCACCGAGGACAAAGACGAATAAATCATTTTCTCATCTTATATAAAATGCTGAAGATTAGCGAATTACATAACGAGCAATTAAGGGTGCATAACACGCCGAACAACCTCGACAAACCTCTTGCGCCTGATATTCCATCTCCTTTACCAAATTACAGCGGATTTAATATGCTTATCGCAGGGTCGTCCGGTAGTGGTAAATCTACATTTTTGTATTCTATTATGTCAAAAAGAAAGAAGAACGGCATTCGTCAGTCTTATCGCGGTGTGTTTGATAAAGTATATATTATATCTCCAACTATGGGTAAAGACAGCATTAAAAACGACCCATTTAAAACTATACCTGAAAACCAAATATGGCGGTCTCTTACTAAAGACGGTTTAGACGAACTTGATGAGATGCTCGATGAGAACCGCAAAGATGGATTTAATAGCGTAGTCATACTCGATGATGTAGGTTCCCAAATTAAAAAGAGTGCCGCTATTGAGAAAAAACTTACTTCCATGATGCAGAACAGACGACATCAATTCACGAGCTATATCACACTCCTCCAACGCCTGCGAGATGCCAACACTGGTATACGCAATAACCTTTCACATTTTATAACATTCCGCCCCAAGAATAGACCTGAATCAGAAGCGATTACAAACGAATTAATGCCTTTTGACAACAAGAAAAACGCTCAAATACTTACCCATATATTTGATAATGAGAACGCTCGTTTTCCGTTTATGCTCGTGGATATGTCGCTTAAGCACAGCAATAAGTATTTATTTTACAACGGGTTTAACGAATTACTTCTCGACGAAGCTGTACCGCCATAATTGTATTATGAAAATGATTTAAATAAAAACAGACATTAACAGATAAGAATGGACTACAAGAACGGAAAGATTTACATGCTTGAACCTACTTGCGAATACGATGAAGGCGATGTATATTACGGGCATACTACATCAACACTTGTTAAGCGTCTATCAAAGCATAAAACTTCATCAAATACCACAAAATCAAAATATCTAATTGAAAAATACGGGCGAGATAATATTAAAATTGTATTGATTGAACTTTGTCCTTGCTCTTGTAAAGACGAACTGAAAGCAGTTGAGGGAAAATATCAACGAGAGAACAAGTGTGTTAATACACGAATTGAAGGAAGAACCCGAAAAGAATATAATCAAGACAATCGTGATAAAATTAGAGGATATTATCAAGACAATCGTGATAAAATCCTTGAAAAACAGAAAGAATATCGTCAAGACAATAGTGAGAAAATTAGCGGAAAAAAAAAAGAATATCGTCAAGCCAATCGTGATAAAATTAGCGGAAAAAAGAAAGAATATTATCAAGCCAAGAAAGCGTCCATAGCAAATTAAATATGTCTAACCATATATATATGAACTTTGTTTCTTTTGCTCCTTCAGCGAGAAAGAATAAAAAGTATGAAATCGTTTTTCTTAAAGAAAACGGCAGACCATTAACCATTCATTTTGGGAGCAAGAATTCAAAAACTTATTTAGACCACGCAGATAAGAACAAACGATTAGCATATATAGCACGGCACGAAAAAAACGAAGACTGGCAATCCGTAAACGCTGGTAGTCTATCTCGCTACATATTATGGGAAGGCACAGATTTAGAAACCAATTTTAAAGCATACTTCAAGAGGTTCGGCATTAAAAATTAAATCTCACTATACTTATATGCCTCCTAAAGTCAAGAAGCCGAAAGTTAAAAAAGAGAAGAAACCTCGTGTAACACAGAAACAGAAGCAGACACAGATTGTGACCGTTAATGTAACAGCGCCTGATAAACCCAAAAGAAAGCGTAAAGCAAAGCCAAAAGTAAAAGCAGGGTTTGACCCCAGAGCTGCCGGAATTAGCGGCCCTGTGGGAACTATTGGCGGTTTAACCCCAGTTATTTATGCACCAACACAGCCAAAACAAAATGAGCTATTTTTAGACGACGCATTTAAAAAATATATTAAAAATCTTTATACCCAACAACCACAGCAAAATCCTCTTTTACCGCCATCTGCTCCTGACCTATTACCAATAGCACCAGCACAGCCTGGAACACCAGCATTATTGCCATCTGCGCCTCCAAATGTCCCACGATTAGGTGCCGACCCAACACCAGCTTCGCCATTAGCACCACCACCGCCTAACCCGTCTCCATTGGCTGCCTCGACATCTGATGAAAGCCAATCACCATCTGTATTTGGATCAACCATGAGCCTTGCCGGAGATGCTATTAAAGAACCGCCAATTGACCCCCTAATGACAGAAGATGAAGCAGCCAATATGTTTATTAGCGAACTGGCGAAGCAGGCAGACGACCAATCTCGTGTTATAGCCCCACCTAAACCGCCATCATTAGACGACCTTATGAAACAAGACCCGCTCGCAAGAGGCGATAGTGATGTAAGCACTCTGACAGCAGACGAAGGAGGCGCAGAAGAACCACCAAAACCAGCAGTATCACCAACAAGAAAACCAAGAGCGCCAAATAAAACAGCCGAGCAAAAAGCACAAGAAAAGGCGGAAAGGGACGCAGCCAAACAAGCAAAAGAAGACGAACGAGCAGCGGCATTAGCGGCAAAAGTTAGGGGCGGCGGTGGCGGACAAATTAGAATGGGGTTTTAACTAATTAAATAATATTTCTATAATATAACATGGACACATTCCATATTATAAACTTTCATGCCATATTTGGTGAGAATGCTTTTTGCCTGTCCCAGCGTTTAGGAGTAGATATTGTCACCGATTTTAAACCGCAAGAAGGGCACACATATATCACTTTTGGCG